CCGACAAATTTGTCTTGATCTGCACCTGTAGGTTTAGTCAGTATATCAGCAAACTGCTGACTGTCTATTACTTTTTTAAGTTTTAATCTGTATAAATGTGGATACCAAGTTTGACTAAAACCTTCACTGGCACGCCCTACATCATCAATGCTATAGTAACGTGGTAAACTTACGTCAAATCCATTAAGTGCGAACTCGTCTTTTAAGTGTGGTAATTCTATAACATCGCCACTGAGCGGTTTTCTACCAACAATTTTAATCCAATCGTTGATATGCACCACCATCATAATCATGTCATTGTCGATGAAAATTCCAAATTGACTTAGATTAAAGTCAATGTTTTGAACTTGGTAATGTCCTCTGCACCTGTAAATATCAGGATCATATTTACGATCACGATTTTCTAACAACAGCAAGTCTTGTATGTTAGTTTCACTTTGTGTAGCATACTGCGGTTGATCGGCAGTGGCATTAGCATCGGTAGGATTCTTGGGTCCTAGATATTTGTGAACATATAGGTCTGTGCCGCCAATCTGAAACATTTCAGAAACTTGTCGGTCTATGAACTTATAGTCGTTGCCCTTTTCTGGACGGTATAGGCTTAGTCTTGGCATAATACATATTTAGCGGGCATAAATATAGTTGGAGAATCAAATGTCTGAAAATAGCAACTTAGAAGAACGTCAAAAAGTCTACGATTACATACGTGCTATGCTTGGCGACGGCATGGTAGATGTAGAGCTTGATCCTATACATTATGAAACTGCTGTCGATCGTGCGCTAACACGCTTTAGACAACGCAGTCCTAATGCTGTAGAAGAAAGCTACAGTTTCCTGGAGTTTGTTACGGATCAAAATGAATATCGTCTACCTGACGAAATCATTGAAGTTCGACAGCTTTTTAGACGCAGTATCGGCAGTAGATCTGGCAGTGGAAGTGGCGGCACATTGTTTGAACCGTTCAACTTGGCCTATACTAATACCTATTTGCTTAACGGCACAATGTTAGGTGGACTTTTGACCTATGAACTATTTGCACAATATCAAGAATTAGTAGGTCGTATGTTTGGTAGCTTTATCGAATATCACTATAATCCTAACACACATATTCTTCGTGTGCTACAAAGACCGTTTGCCAGTGGCGAAATTATACTAATGCGAACCTATAACTATCGTCCCGACTGGGCTTTGCTCACTGACCTTTATGCTAAACAATGGCTTAAGGACTACAGTCTAGCAGTGGCTAAAATCATACTAGGTGAAGCACGTAGTAAGTTTGGACAGATTGCCGGACCGGGCGGAGCAGGTGGACTTAATGGTGCTGATCTTAAATCAGCAGGCAAAGAAGAAATGGCTGCATTAGATAAAGAATTGGAAACATTTGTTTCTGGTGGCACTGGTTATACATTCATTATAGGTTGACATAGCCAACAATTTTCTATAAAATATATTATCTCAGGAGATAATATGATCATAGGAATCTGCGGTTTCATCGGCAGCGGCAAAGACACAGTCGCTGACTACCTAGTAAACTTCCACGAATTTAGACGAGAGTCATTTGCCAACACTCTCAAAGATGCAGTCGCGGCTGTATTTGGTTGGGATAGAATCATGCTAGAAGGCAGAACCAAAGAAGCTCGAGAGTGGCGTGAACAGCCTGACCAATGGTGGAGTGACCGTTTAGGTCAGCAGATTACTCCTCGTTGGATACTACAGTATTGGGGCACAGAAGTATGCCGTAAGGGGTTCCATGACGATATATGGATCGCCAGCGTAGAAAACAAACTTAGAAAAAGTGGCGATAACGTTGTTATCAGTGATTGTAGATTTCCCAATGAAATTGCCAGTATCAAATCTGCTGGTGGAAAAATTGCCTGGGTGCAACGAGGCACATTACCACATTGGTATGACATTGCAGTCAAAGCTAATCGAGGCGAAACCAGTGCAATTACATGGTTAGAAAAAGAAAAGATTCATGCCAGTGAGACCGCATGGATCGGCAGTAACTTTGATTACACGTTAGACAACAATGGCAGCATTGACGATTTGTATAAGCAGATTAAAAATCTGGTAACAGATCGCCCTGTTTCCACAGTGCCCCTTCCTTATGAAGAACTCTCTGACAGTTTGCACACACTGTCTTAAGATTAGCAGAGCGGCTGTTGTTGAGATTGCCGTCTATGTGAAAAACATTAAACTGTTCTTTATGCTTGGATTTAAATCCGCATTTATCGCACACTGATTTCATGCGATATCCGTCCTGATACCATTTAGGCATGCCTTTGCCTACGCCTCCATAGCGTAGACACAGTTCGCATTTTGATCTATAGTAGATTTTAGTGCCTTTTTTGTAATTTATAGCTGCCGGTCTCAGCCCGCAACCGCATAATGGTCTAGTCATTCTTTATTTATTGCCCTTTTTAGTCCCTTTTCTTGTTTTATAACCACTGCTTTTTTGCAATGTTTGGGTAAATAAAACTAGTAAAAGACTCTTAGGAGATATCAAGATGGCTTTATCATCACCCGGCGTTCAAGTTAGCGTAATCGACGAATCATTCTACACACCAGCTGAGCCTGGCACAGTTCCATTGATCATCGTCGCTTCAGAAGAAAACAAATCAAATGGATCAGGCACTGGCACTGCTCCAGGAACATTGGCTGCTAATGCAGGCACAGTGTATCTAATGACAAGTCAGAAAGACTTAGCTGATACATTTGGCGATCCAATGTTTAAAACAGACAGCAATAATAATCCTATTCATGCTGGCGAACAAAATGAATATGGTCTGCAAGCTGCCTATAGTTTACTAGGCGTTAGCAATCGTGCATACATTGTGCGTGCCAACGTTGACCTAGGACAATTAGATCCAATTGCAACAGCACCTAGCACAACTCCGCCAAACGGCACATATTGGCTAGACACACAAAATACTAAATGGGGTATTTTTGAGTGGAACAGCGATGGCATCACAGCCGGCGGTATTGGTCAAAAGTTTACCAACAAAGCACCGATCGTTATCACAGATACAACTAAAGTTGTAGACTTTGACGGTAGCGACTATACTCCTAAAACATCAGTGGGATCAGTTGGCAGCTATGCTATTGTAGCAGTAACTAGCACATTGACTACTTGGTATAAAAACCGTAGCGGTGCTTGGGTTATTGTTGGTTCTCCAGAGTGGGCACAAAGTTGGCCAACTATTGCTGGAACAGCAAGTCCTGCAACAGTATCTGGAACAATTATTTTCACAGTTGATGGTGAAGCACTATCAACAATTACACTGTCTGGATCAACATTGACAGCAGCGGCAGCGGCCATCAATACTAGCACATACAACAACGCAGGTGTGTATGCCGCGGTGGTTAACAGCAAGTTAGAAATTTATTCAAACAACGTAATTGAATCATCGTTAGGTGACAGCACTGCTGCTAACACTATCAGCATCAGCGGAACAGCATTGACAGCACTTGGTATCACTGCTGACGATTATCTAGTTCCTAAGTTATCAATTCAACCACACACCAGTGTTCCTACATACAAGAGAACAGACAATCCAGCTTCTGCTGTAGGTCGTCCAACTGGTTCTGTATGGATTAAGACTACCGAACCTAATCTAGGTGCAAGAATTAGAACAAAACGTTTTAACAGTGCAACCGCAGCATGGGAAGAAGTAGCAACACCAATGTATGCCAACGGTTCATCCGCATTAAACGGTTTAGATTCAACCGGTGGTGGCGCAAATCTTCCTGTAGGCGCATTGTTTGCAAAATTCAATATTGAAGAAGATTACGGTTTAGATGATACTCCAAGACTTGCCACTGCAAAAATTTACAGAAGAAACGCAATAGGTGCTACTACTATTATTAGTGCAGCAATTAGTGCAACAAGTTTCCCAGCAAACAACTATTCTTTCAAACTAGCAGAAAGTATCACAGGTCAAGATGCACCAAGCAGTGACTATTTGATTCAGTTCACTAGTGCAGGTTCAGTTGATGATGCTGACACCTTAGCCGGTGCAATTAACTCAGCTGGCATGACTAATGTCAGCGCCAGTGTTGATGCTCAGAATAGATTAACTATTACTCATGCTACTGGCGGCGATGTTTACATCACTGAAGCATTAAATACTCCTTTCAATAACATTTTTGCAACAAGTGGTGTAGCCACTACTGGCAACTTGTATGTTGCAGGAACAGGCACAACATACAATTATGTTGCATCATTATGGAAAGCATTGTCATACGAAGCTAGTAGTGACCCAGTAGTTGCATTGGCAACAGACGGACAACTATGGTATAGTTCAGTTATTGACGAAATTGACATTTTGATCAACGATGGTGACAACTGGGTAGGTTACGCAAACTATGCTGACTACACTGGAACAGATCCAGCTGGTCCTATAGTTGCAGCCGCTGCACCATCATTACAAAGTGATGACACAGCATTGGTAACAGGTGATTTGTGGATCGACACTAGCGACACAGAAAACTTCCCAACAATTTACAAATACAACGCAAACTTAGTATCTCTTCCAGTTGAAAAACGTTGGGAACTAATTGACAAAACAGATCAAAGTTCAGAAGATGGTGTATTATTTGCCGACGCACGTTATAACACTGCTGGTGCAAACAGCGATGAACAAGGCACAATTGTTGATTTACTATCAAGCGACTATGTTGACCCAGACTGCCCAGATCCAGCATTGTATCCAAAAGGTATGTTGCTATGGAACCTACGTCGTAGCGGATTCAACGTTAAGAAATTTGTTCGTGACTACATTGACTTAACTGCCGATAACGACAGAAATAGTGCTAACCCTGGCGAATCAATGGCCAACTATTATCCAAATCGTTGGGTAACAGAAAGTGCTAACCAAGCCAATGGCGCTGGAACATTTGGACGTAAGTCACAACGTGCTGTAGTTGTTCAAGCACTACAAGCTACTGTAAACAGTAACATTGACATTAGAGACACTGACGGTCGTGTGTTTAACTTGTTAGCTTGCCCAGGATATCCTGAACTAATTGGCGAGTTGATCAGTTTGAACTATGATCGTGCATTAACAGCATTTGTTGTTGGTGACAGTCCTGCAAGATTGCCAAATGGTGCTACCAGCATCAGTAATTGGGGTAACAACGCAGAAGGTGCCACTCAAGATGACGACACTGGTTTAGTTAGCTTTGATGAATATCTAGGCATTTACTATCCATGGGGCTTCTCAAGTGACAATGCTGGTAACAACATTGTTGTTCCGCCAAGCCATATGATGCTACGCACTATCAGCTTAAACGACCAAGTTGCTTATCCATGGTTTGCTCCAGCTGGAACAAGACGTGGTGGCATTACTAACGCAACAGCAGTTGGTTATGTCGACGGCGAAGGCGAATTCAAGACAGTTGCTCTAAATGAAGGCCAACGTGATACAATGGCTAGCATTAAGACTAACCCAATTACATTCTTATCAGGTTCTGGTTTAGTAGCATACGGTCAATATACCCGTGCTAGAAATGCCAGCGCATTAGATAGAATTAACGTAGCACGTTTGATTGTATACCTACGTAGACAATTAAATCAATTAGCTAAGCCTTACTTGTTTGAGCCTAACGACAAGTTAACACGAGATGAGATTAAGAATGCCTGCGAAAGTCTAATGTTAGAGTTAGTAGGACAACGTGCTTTATACGACTTCTTAGTAGTATGTGATGAATCCAACAACACACCTGCTAGAATCGATCGTAACGAATTACACGTAGATATT